TCGCCAAGTTGCCGCGCGTTGTCCTTAGTCATAATAACAGCTACTCGCTCCTCACCATCCCTACCCTGTTTAGCGTCACTAAACGTCAGACGGGCCAAGCCATCAACGGTATAAACAACTACACCAAACAAGTTAATATAGGTTGCCTGAACGCTCATTTATAGCCCACATTAACACTCATTGCGGTAGCAGTTGCGTTAGTAGTATCGGTTTGGGCATAACCAGAACTCACACAAATCGAAATGCCAGTAGCGAACGCCATCCCGCTTTCCCAACTGTCGCTGAATCCTCCTACGCTAGTGCTGGCTGGAATTTGAGCCTGATAGACGAGATTAGTGGCGGAATTACATCCATTAAAGCCGGTGGTGGCATTATAAAGTCGTAGGTAGTTCACGGTGGCGGAGTTGTTAAAAGCAGTAATCTTGTAGACTTGTCCTGCTCCAGCCTTGATTACAGCGTGGTTATCAGACGCTGTAGGTTGAAGAAAGAATATTGACAAGCCCCCTGCGGTCGCGGGAAATTGATTGATTGGCAATTGACCACTAGCGCCACCTGCAATAGCCACGCCATTAACTGCGGTTAAGTTAGTTGCCGTGCCTTGAGTGCCGATCGGTGGTTGATTAGAGCCGGCGGATGCATTTAAAGTAAATGTCTCAGTACCACCACCAATTGCGGTTAGATTAACCCGAACAGTCTGATAACCGGCTGCTTGACAGGTCCATGTTCCATTAGCATTACCACTTGTTGCAATAGCGCCGGTTGACGGAACTACACAGGGGATTGTGATATAGTTAGTACCATCCACAGAACCCTGAAAACCAAAAGTGAGACCAGTTCCGGAACCGGAGGCAATAATACCAACGGAGCCCGAGCCCTGTGAGGAAACAGTTACGGTGCCGGTCCCGGTCAGGTTAGTTGGTCCAGAAATCACGTCGTTAGGTGGCGTGTTAACAGTGACCTTAATTGCGCCAGTGGAAGAAGTTGAAGTGCCAGTAGACTGAATTGACTGGCTTAACAACGGCCCACTACCACCTATTGCAAGTAGCAAAATCGTCGATAAGATTTTCCAATAAAAAGTTTTCATTGTACTGACCCCGAAATGAACGCTGTGATAACACCAGTGGTTTTGGTGAAGCAGGTCGCACCGCTAGAAACGACTGCCGTAATTCCAGTACTGAACACACCCGGCGGCCCCGGTGCATAGTTAATTGAGGCTACACCATTAGGTGATAGCAGCGCACAGGCTAATGGAGTAATAGCGCCGTCTGCAGGAGTACTGGTTGCGTTAATTAAAACCAACCACCCGGCGGTAGATGTAAAGTTATTAGCGTAGGCCGAATAGGCATTTCCTGCCCCGGCCTTCAGCACATGACTGGATTCGGCGGTCGCCGACACAACCGGTGTGATACCAATTGAGGCTGATGCTGATGGCGCAGTTGTCGTCGCAAGTGGCGTCATCGATGTAATACCTTGCACGGTAATTACGCCGATAGCGGCACTTCCAGCGGTGCCTTGGCCCGATACCACCCAAGGAACCGTACTCTGAGTTACTGAGGTCGATCCCCCACCACCACCAGTCGTCGTTAAAAGATTGCCATTGGCGTCGCATTGAAGCCAACTGGCCTGACCACTAACCAGCGTCGGTGGTGATGTATTGTAAGCACAAACCGTATTAGGTGGAATTGCCGGATTTGTGACGACCTGGGCGCTTGCACTCGCCACGCATAGCGTGAAGGCAAGCAAGGCGAGTGCAATGCGTTTCATGTCTTTCAGACCTTCGGAGCCAGAGGCCCAGTTTTGGGCGGTTCGGTCGGGGCTTGGTTAACGGGTTTCGGTGGTTCCGGTTGTGGCTTCGCCGCCGGTCCCTTTACCATCGGTGCGCCTTCGGCGCCGGTCAGCGGAACCGACTTAAACGGATCGCGATTGAGCGGCTCCTCGCCGAACTTATCGCGCCAGGCCTTGCGGGCCTCTTCATCCATCGGGGTCATGTTGGTTGAGGGCGGAAGATGGTCGCCTGCCTTCCGCTTAATCTTCGGGTCGTCCTTCAGCGCGCGGTAAGGGTGCACCGTGTCATCACCGATTAAGGTGCCGGCTTCAAGCACCTGCTCATCGATGTGGTGGGGGCCTTCGAGTCTCCATTTCATAGTACTACTCCTCGATCCAGGTCATGGTGCCGGTCAACAGTGCAGTTGCCGATGTACCATTCAGGTTAATACAAAGTTGCTCTGCAACTCCACGCAGCGTCGGTGCTTGTCGAAGGTTCGATGGGTCCTCGCCATAGTCGAATATGGTTGGGGCTGCGATAAGACCAACCGTTGTTGCCACAACACCGAGCTGCGCCGAATCAACATAAGTCGGCGAAGTGTCAACGATAGTCGGGTTCGCGGTATATGCAATCGGAACTGCGGTTGCGGTCGCGTTCCCGGAATCCCGCTTGCTGATAGTGTTCGCGGGATTCGCGGTGGTTGAGGCAGCAGTGCCGCCAGTATCTGCAGTCACACGTTTAAGTAACGTAACCGGAACCGAAATCGCAGTACCGGAGCCGGAGAGCTTCAGGCTTTGCAGCCTGACTGTCTTGGTCGCCGATCCCGCAAGGCACACCATGTCGGTTGTGGCGGCAGCCGGAACGAGGCCAATAAAGGCCGCGCTGTAGGTTGTTTTCGCCAAATACCCGAAGGTGAGGCCGGTCTGCGGCACTACGTTCTGGGCGGTGGCGGGGAAGGTCGCCAGTGCGACGACCCCCACCAACAGTGAACGAAGGTGTTTCATGATTGCACCTCAGTTCGTGATCGTCAGACCGGCGGGATACTGCGCCGAATCCTGCCGGTCAAGGACGATACCGGCGACGACTGCACCCGCAGTAAACGGCCCGGCTCCTACCACATAGTTCAAGCGATAGAATCTGGGGAACGTAGCAACTAGAGACGGATCGCGGTGCGGGACATCGATCGGGAGAAGCTTAACACCGATCGTGAGGTCGGCGATGGCGTAAGCGCGGGACTCTGCGTAGGTGACGTAGGTGCCCGGAGCGCCAGAACCGTTGTCGGGGGCACCCTGGAACTGGATTGTGAGTGTCCCAGCGTTACCAATAAGGGCCGCGGTGACGTAGATTGCGAGCTTGAGCGCCGGGTCGTCACCGATGCCGAGATCGCGGGGGTTCAGCAGATCAATGATATTAGTCGAAGGTGCTGTGACCGTGATCGCCTGCGGCGAAGCAGGCGTGGAAAACATGAGAAGTGCGTCGAGGGTCATTTGCTGGGTTCCTTTATACTAAACGGGCTTCGTTGTTTAAAATGGCATCGACAGTCCTGATCGGAACGCCGCGGAAGGTGAGGACGACCTGACCATCGTACTCCCGAAGTTGGAGCCAGATGTTGGTCTTATTCTCAACCTGGAGTTCGAGATACGTTCGCACGGTGCGGTTGACGTAGATGACCGTCTTGCCCATCGAACCTTGCACGTTCGGCGAGTCAGAGGTCTGCACAGCGGTCGTGCCAACAGCGGTGGTCGGCAGGCGGTTAAGCCCGCGAATCAGGCTATTGATAATGTTCGCGGCGTTCACAGTCGCGAGATCGCTGACATCGATGTTCGCGATTCGGACGTTATAACGCCAGTCGCGGACCTGAAGCCCGAGTTCCCACTTGAAGTGATCGACCCAGCCCCAGAAATAGGCGCCAGTGGCGAACGTCTGGTTAACGTCCTGAATGCGCTGAAGACCCATATCAGTGTGCTGGAGGCCGGTAATCTTGCCCTTCGGGAAGATACCGCAGGTGGTACGCTCGCCCCACGTCACGATCCAGATAGACGTGTTGTCGGTGCCGGTGCCACCAGCATCGATCACATTCGCGGCGGACAGGGCCGTGGTTGTGAGGACGCTGTTATAACGCGGCGCGAGCCCGGTGAAGCGGTCCTGGTTAACTGCCGTCGAGCCGTAGATCACGGTCGAGGCCATTTGCTGGGTCATGCCCTCGAGGAAGGCCATTGACTCCGACAGACGGAAACGGGCCTGATCGTCGGCGAGGGCCGCCACGTCTTTGTCGATCTGGGACTCGGCTTCGAGGTTCCCGCAGGTATCGATAATCGGTGCGGTCGTGGACTTCGTTGGCTGGATACCGGCGTTCAGCAAGCGCCACGTGCCCGAGGGCAGACCTGTCCGCACGATCGACTTATTGCCGGTGGGCAGGTTGCCCTCCATCACCAACATATCCGTCATGATCTCGTTTGTTTGCGAGAGCATCTCGATAATCATCGCGATCTTGTAGTTCTCGCCGACTCGTTTCGCCCAGTCGGCGTAAGTCAGGGCGTTTGAGGCAAGTGTTGCCATGGATTAGGGTCCTATTTCATCTTGGAGTTGGGGAAGAACGTCGCCCCGATATCCTGGGGTGCGCTCGGTGGGTTGCCAGTCACATGCCCGCCTTCGGTCAGGAGTGCGGCCATTTTGGCCAGTCCTTTCCAAATCGCGGGATGATTCCCAGCTCCAGTGGCATCGAGGCCCTGTCTGAAGGCTACGGATAATTCCGGCCCCAGTGAGTCGATAGCCTTGGCAATAGAGGCTTTAGTTGGTTCAAACTTGGCCCCGCCGATTTCGGCGTCGGCCTTAACTTCATTCACCCATTTGGCGTTAGTGTCAGTCCACGCAGCCATCGCGGAGTCCTTAACCGATTTCACGCCCTGGTGATACAGGTCAACAAGCTTCTGACCGCGCGCCTGCGCGTCGAGCTTCGCATCGCCAAAGGTCTCGACGAAGGTCTTGAACATCGGATCGTCGGCCTTCATGCCTTCAGGCAATGTAAGTTTCGTGGCGTCGAACGCGACTGGCTCAGCGGCCTTATCGGCCGGTTTACCCAGTTCGGTTTTGGTCGGCTCTGTCGCCGTCGGTGGAGTTACTCCAGCTTCCGTAGCTGGCTGGGTGACTGCAGTGGGAGTAACTGCAGGAGACACAACCGGGTCCGCTGGAGTAACAACTGGGACGACAACAGAATCAGCCATTTGAGTTTTC